CCGAGCAGAGTATTTGATAACATTACCAATTAAGAATCCTTTAAATTGCTCCTCAGTCATCCAAGACTGCATTGCATCCCACGGCTGTATCTCTTTGTTAGTATAGTGGTTACCACCAAGTTGATAGTTCCGTGCCATTTCATTCAAATCAACCATATCGTTGCCTCAAGTAATTCAGTGAAACGGGCATCTCATCAAAAGCACCTTCGTTCACTTCGTGTAACATCCAGATACCTGACCATGATCCGTTAGTCTGCGGTGTCAGGTAGTCCTCATCGTGTTGATAGAAGATACCTGCAAAGAGTCCAGTAATACGACGACCATCAGCACGTTTTGAGAAACTAATCTGCCTGTCTTGAACGTGACCCATCACACAGCTCATGTGTTGCTTTGCTAACAGTGCATTAGCTGAGCTTACTGGTCTTCCCATGACACCAGAAACAAAGTAATGACTATAACAAACGCCGTCAATAACCACAGGTTGTAAGAAATCATGCACTTCCCACCCTAGTTCTTTCAAGTATAAGTCATCAAAAGACATCAACCCTTCTAGCTTAGGGTCTGCCTCAATTGCTCGGTTGATTCGGTTTTCGTGGTTGCCTAGTGTGAATACTAAGCGAGGATTCCACTGCTCTTTCTTGTTGCGTTTGAGTCGTGCTTGTTCCTTGCGAATGGGATCAAGAAAACGATTCATTGCATCAATGCCTGAGTTAATATCGTTGATGTAACGTCTACCTTCAAACGACTTCTTACCTACATCATAGGTTGACAACGATGGTAAGTCAAAATGATCGCCAATGTGTACTATCACATCAGGTTTCTTCTCAACGGCATATTCTCCTGCCCACTCAAGATGATCTGTCGGGTGTCCCGGCTTCACTTGTGTGTCAGGTATCACCATGTGTTTCATGCTAAGCGGCCTCTTCCTCTAGGTCTTCTAGATCAACAACATTGATGTCAAGGTATTTTCCTAATCCTAACAATGATCGGTATTGTGATGCTGTTAGTTCTTCGCTATCAACTACTAAACGATTGAGGTCTAAATTAAACATAACGTGAGAATATTCTCTTGAGTCAGGGTCAGTACCTTCAATAGAAAATCCAATGTTACGTCCGTCTGCCCGAGCACCCGTAAAGATAAGCCCAGTATCTTTTACTATGGCGGTAGCTACTCGTAATAGTGTGTGAATTTCATAACCTTTAGTCATTTTTGATTCCTCAATAGTTCAAAGAAGTGCTCTGCATCTACGACTGCGAGAGGTTTTCTTCTGTTTTCTTTGACGATGACAAGTGGGCGTGTATCGCTTCTATTGTTGCACTGGTCAACATAGCGATAGACTCCAACTCTCGCAAGCGACTTGCATTCGACATCATACGAGAAAGACTTGCGAGCCAGAGGGCTAAGTTGAACGTCAGAGCCACTAACACCCATACTGGTTGATCTAACATCATCATTCTCCAGATGCGGATACGTTTGTAGAATCTGTTCCGCTGTCCACTGTTGTAGTTTCCTGCCCTTCGCTTTCGCACTTTGTGTTTTCATGTGGCGGTTCCCATAACTGATTAGGATAACGTTGAAGGAACAGCAAGCGTCCGTTCTCTACTGCTCTTTCAACACTGCCTAACTTCTCTACGCAAATGTCAAACATTTCCTGTTCTGATTTGCCTTCCAATAGCTTTCTTGCTTTGACAGGGCCGATACCATCAACGCCAATGATGTTATCAATCCGATCTCCAACAAGAAACTGCATATAAAAGTTAAGCAATCCTTCCTCTGGTTTGATGTAATACTTGTTCTTCTTTACAAAGTTGTAGTGCCATCCCTGCACTTGGTCAAAGTCTTTGTCAAGAGAAACAATGATAGATTCGTCACCTAATGAGGTTGCCGCTATTGCGATCTCGTCATCAGCTTCATTGCCATCAGATACTACACCATTCCATGAGGCAACAAGGTAGTCCCGCAAGAGGTTGATATGCACAGGCTTATCTTTCTTACGGTTTCCCTTGTACTTCTCAGTGACGGCAATCTCGTTGCGGTAGTTGGTCTTACCAGTGAGATAAGTTGTCCATTCACTGCAATCAAGATCATGCATCAACATATCCTCCAAGAATGATGCCATCGTAGTGATAGCAACATCCTCAGATTCATCGTTGGTTGCAAACCCTATGCGGTAGCACAGGATGTCGCCGTCGATGAGGGCTTTCATAACGTATCTTCGCTTACCAGTTCAGATACATCCGTAGTCGCTGTGTATTCATTAAGATCAGTCACAACCATCTTAACAATACCCAATGACATCCCCTTCTGACCTGTTGGTGATTTCCATGAATAAGGTTTCACCATCAGATTAGCACGGCTACCGTTGCCCACTCTCACGGTTGCAGGAATCGCATCACCGTCTTTGTTGTATGGGGTAATCTCATACTTAGACGACTTACACGTTACAAACGTATTGCGATCATCCTGTTTGTTACGAACTTGTACACCCGTATCTTCAATCTTTGTAATCTGGTCGTCGGTGAGGTTAGACAAGTCCACTTGAAACTTACCTGACAACTGATTGCGTTCATACAAGAAAGGCCAGTACAGTTCCACATTCTCAAGTTTAAATACTTCACTCATTACTTTTCTCCTTCAAGGAAGTAACTATATTATAACACACTTTTAATGCGTGTCAAACCAATTGTTACCAATTTTTGCTTCAGCGTCAACAGGACACCGAAACCCCAACAACTCACCTGCTTTACGAGCTGAGTCTACCATGATTGACGCAACAACTTCTGCATCTGCTTGTTGTGCTTCAATCTGGATTTCATCATGCACGAATGCAACTTGCTGTACAGAGAGTCCTTGTCGCTTGAACTCTTTGTGTGCTTCAATACACCACTGTTTTGCAATAATAGCCCCACATCCTTGTAGTAGTGAATTAAGTGCGGCGTGTTCTGATCGCACCAGTATTCTTCGACCGTCCAACCCCGGTACATACCCTTTGTTCGCCACTTTCTTAACTTTTTCCATGAGTCTTGATAGCGCAGGGGTGTTGCGATAAAAGTTCTGCAACACTTTCGTCCCTTCCTTCGCACCGCCCCCGACAATACTGCCAATCTTGGTTGGCCCTGCACCATACAGCGTTGCGTAGATAAGAGTCTTAGCTTGCGGTCTTGTAATACCTGCGGCATCAGCGTTCTTCTGATGGATGTCCCCATTCAATAACTCCTCTTGCCATTCAGGGTCTTGCATATAATGAGCGAGACAACGTAGCTCAATGCCACTCAGGTCTGTCCCAACTAAAACATTCCCGTCAGTTACCCCCCATAATGCCCTACATTCAGCTCCGTACTCACTGTTGACACTAGGGATTTGTCCCATATTGGGCTTCTGGTGTGTCATGCGTCCAGTCACAGCACCATTGGTAATCACCCGTCCGTGTACCCTGCCATCATCCTTGACGTTATCAATCCATGACTCCAACAAACCAACACGCTTCTGGATCATCAGGTACTCAGCGATCAACTGTGCTTCAGGTAAATCAATCTCCTTGAGTGTGCTTTCGTCAACTATAATTGATCCTTTCTCAGTAACCTTAGAAAATACAACGCCCAAAGTTTGTAAGCGTTCAGCGATCTGTTTTCGCGAACCCACGTTAAAGACTGTAACCCTGTCTTTAAGACGCTTGCCTGTCTTTTCCGAATATCTTTCCTCGACAATTGGAGGAAAAACATTTTGCATCTGGTCTGAAATAACAGACATTCTATTTTTAAGTTGAGCCAGTAAAGCGATAGCTTCTTTCTCATTGAGTTTAAATCCATTGTCTTCCTGCTTCTTCATGATGAAAGCAATCTGATGCTCAAGGTCTACAGAGGAACCATAGTCCTTCAGCTCTTTGTCCAGTTTGTTGAACAAGAGCTGTGTCACATGGACGTCCTGCTTACAGTAATCAATCATCTCGTCTGTTAGACCACCATCAAAGTCAGTGAAGTCGTCCTTGAAGTCACCGAGCCTCTGACCCCATGCTCGTAGGCTATGTCCACCCTCCAACTGTGGATTCCATAACCTTGACATGACCAGAGTATCACGCACTTTACGCAGTGGGATTGTGACACCCCACACTCGTGACAACACTGGCCCATCAAACCCTATGATGTTATGTCCAACGATGATGTCGTGTGAATTGATTAGCTGTTGCAAACCAGTCGCATCTTTATACACATCGCCATTACATACACAACACCATATCGTATCGTGTGTTAGGTTGGTCTCAATGTCGAGTACCAATACCTTCATTCATCATCATCCTCTAGCTCTGATTCATGTATAGTATGAAACGATGTGTACTCAGGGTAAAAACCGTGCATTGCGTCTTGACATTGGTTCCATGTACCTTTGAAAATAATATCGTCAAGGTAGACTCCATCACTTGCGTAGTATTCACCTATCAATAACCACTTACGGCTAAGTGGACTTGGATCACTGTTCGTCTTCATAAATCGTCCTCGTCAAATGTTTCTTTCATACGGCCAGTATCATGGCTGTACAGTAGATTACAGGCAGGGCCAGTGATACCTGAGAAACGGTTCTTCAGTACACGAACCCGTGTTGTATTCCGTTCCTTCATATCTTCAGCCTGTCCGTTACGTTCTAATCCTATCACCATATCGCTGAGCTGTGCAATAGAACCTGATCCACGCAACTGAGCCAGTGACGTAGCCGCACCTTCCTCATGCCCCTTAGACTCTGGACGCTTGAGGTGTGAGACAACAATCAATGCAATGCCTGTCTCTTGTACAAGCATACGCAACTTGGTCATGATTTCGTCGATTGCTTTTCGCTCGTCCCCACTGGCTTGAGCAGAGACCACGATACTAATATGATCGAGGAATATATAACTACACCCCAGTCCCTTGGAAAGATACCGTACTCTATTGATAATGTTATCAACACTGGTACTGCCAAAATGATCAAAAAGATATATACGGTCAGAGCCGAGGGTATCCAAGAACGCATCTTCTTTCTCTCCTTGAGTCGCCTCACAGTCTGGCAGGTGCAGAGGTTTGTTAGCGGCCAATGACATGATTGACAGCGCAGTCTTACGCACTGACTCCTCCAAGAACATCAGACCTAGATTGTCCTCAGTCTTGTTAAGCACGTTCCACACAATCTCCCGCACAAACTGAGACTTACCAAGTCCTGATCCGGCTGTGATAGTTACCAGTTCACCCTTGCGTAAACCATACGTTAGCTTGTTCAGCCCTTCAAACGGGTAGTCACAGTCTGAGGGTTCAATCGGGCGTAACACTTCCTCAAGCAGTGATGAACCAACAATGATTCCGTCAGGTACATGAGGCTCTGACTGCCACCAGAGGTCTCTAAACTTGGTGTCTTGTTTGCTGTGCAGGTAGTCGCAAGCATCTTTACAATCCTTGGTGTGTTTAAAAACCTTGCACTTTGCTCCGAACAGCTCAGCTACCTGTGATGATGCTCGTTTGCCTGTGTCGTCACCATCAAAACAGATCACGATGTTGTCAAACGAATCAATCCACTCGTACTGTGCTTGAACGTCCTTGACAGCAGACGATGCGCCGTTACGAATTGAGACAACAGGATACTTGGAACCCATCATCTGATACGCCGCCATCGCATCAAACTCACCTTCAACAATCGTTAGGTACTTACCACCTTTGTTGAATAAGTTTTGACCGTACAACTGAGCTGACTTCCAGTCGCCATTGATGTAGAAATCCTTGTCAGGTGTCCGTGTCTTGGTTGCAACAATCCGTCCGTGACTGTCAACGTAACCAAACTTGTAGTCCTTCCCGTCATACAAACACTTGTACGTTCTGGCAGTGTCGGAGTTAATTCCACGGTCGAGAATAGTTCGGTATTGCGTGGTATCAAACGCATTGAGAGCGTCTGTGTCCAATGATTTTGCTTGCACTGCTACCTCCGTATGGGGCTTTGTATAATCTTCCGTCTGTGCCTTCGTGTATGTCTCACAATTGAAACAATACGATGAACCGTCGTCATTATACGACAGCGCATCGCTTGAGCCACAGTCATTGCATGGTTGGTGCGTCTTGGCAAAAGGCACGTTCGTTCTCCTTGTACATTTTACTCAGCATGATGAGTGAATAGGCATCTTTCGGGTCGTTGCAGTAGTCTGCGGCACGGCTCAGGGTTTTCAACAATCCATGCTTGTAAATCAATTCGCACAGTGCAACAAACGCATCATGCTCACGCAACTCTGACAACGCCTGTTCAAATTCTGCGTCTTGTTCAAACATAATTTTATCCATAACAAAATCCTCTAAAGAGATAACTAAGAATAATAATAATTATAATACTTAGTAAATAACTTAGTAAACTATTTAGTAAGTATCACAGATCGTCATCAAAGTCAACAATATCTTCAATCGACATTAAATCCTGTCGCTCCATCGCTTTAACGTCGTTGCGAATCGTATCATAACACTCGTTACACAAGTCTAGGAAGTCATCGCAAACGGTTGATTTTCTTGTTGATTCAAAATCAGTTAAGATTTTGTCACAGGCTTGACAACGCATTTTTTACCCCACGGTTTAGTGATTGCCCAATGTCCCAAGGGTATCACACCGTGCCACTGTTTGTCAAAGTCTTTGCGGTGATTCCGAGGTGCTTTCTCTCGCACAGGAATACCATACTCCGAGCCATACCTAGTCAGGAATCCACAAACCTGCTTTTGAGTCAGCCCAGTCGCGGCTTGAATCTCCTTCAGTGGCTTCTCTTCTCTACGCATCTTTCTGATTGTCTCGATAGTTTTGATGGGCAGACTACACCCTGTTTTCTGTCTGTGTCTTGGCATACTCAATCCTTATCTAAATAT